GGCGAACTGGTATCTGCAGGGCTTAGACCATTATATCAAGGAAGAGCTGGGTGCTGTTTATTATATGAGATATATGGACGATATGATCGTCTTTGGCCCAAATAAGCGCAAGCTGCATAAGATAAGGAAAGGCATTGAAGAATATCTGAATGACAAGCTGGGCTTAGAACTTAAGGGCAACTATCAGGTGTTCAAACTTGAATATGTAGACAAAACCGGCAGGGTAAGAGGCCGCGACCTTGATTATATGGGATTCCGCTTCAGACATAACCGCGTGACCATGAGAAGATCTATCATGATCAGGATGTGCCGGAAAGCCAGGCGGATAAGCAAGAAGGACAAACCAACAATCCACGATTGTAAGCAGATGATGTCAGCTCTATCGTGGCTTAAGAATACAGACAGCTATGGGATGTATCTTATTCATATCAAGCCATACGTCAATTTCCAGTATATGAAGCGGCGTATATCGAGATATGACAGGAGAATGAACAGATTAAGGAGGATAGAAGATGGAGTGGTATTATGCTGAATCAGGGATTGAACCGGCGGAGACTGACCTTGTATCAAGTCAGGTTTATAACTATGTCCGGAGAAATGCAAGGCAGGTAAGTGAGACCATTGACGGCGAGACAATCACAAAGTGGGTATATGAGGAGTGCAAGATCCCGAAGGAGAGCTGGGGAATGTATCTGCAGCTCATTCAGACCCAGGCGGATGTTGACTATCTCAATATGATCACTGAAGACTTATAAGGAGGGGAATCATGGCAAAGAAGAAAACGACTCACAGCCCGAAGTATGATACGGTCAAGTTCTATTATGATCATGGTCTGTGGGATATATCCAGAGTACATAAGGCAGTAGAAAAAGGCTGGATTACAGCTGAGGAGTATACGGAGATTACAGGGGAGCCATACAATGAGTAGAACAGACAAGACACTCGAAGAAATATGCCAGGAACTCGTAAAAGACAACGAGAAGAAGCTGGAAATGATCGAGAAGCTGGTCAAGGAAATTGCGCTGCTTAGAGCAGAAGCGGAGGATGATAAGAAATGACGCCTATCATTGTAGCCATAATAGCCGGAGTGACTTCCAGCGGCCTGTCGTCATTCGCCATATTCCTTATACAGCGACATGATACTAAGACAGGTAAGCGGTCGGCCGAGGGTGATATGCTGCTGGGTTTAGGACATGACAGAATCGTCTTCCTGGGCGAGCAGTACATCCGGAGAGGCTGGATAAGCAAAGACGAATATGAAAACCTGCATGACTATCTATACAAACCGTATTTGGAGCTGGGCGGCAATGGTACCGCAAAGAGAGTTATGGCCGAGGTTGAGAAGCTGCCACTTAAGGAGGGAAGTTATGAAGAAAATCAGGGATAATACACACTCACTGACTCTGTATGTGGTCTTTTCCATTACTATGATCATCTTGTTTACGGTTGCTGAGTTCATTATATCCAGTTGCACCGGTACAACTCACGATACTCTAACCACATGCTTTTATGGCGTGTTCGGTGGGGAGATCCTGTGCTGTGCACTTATAAAGATATTCAAGCTCCGGAGTGGGAGGATGGACAATGAGATCGATCTGGGAAATGACCAAAGGTACAGGTAAGCTCATATTGAGCTTAATAGCTGGTATGCTGGCTGTGTATGCTGTAATTCTTGCGGCGATATACACAGTCGCTCTTTTTATTGGAGTAATTATTTTTATGGGGGGACATATACCGATATGAGTAACTTAATATCCTTCCTGCAGGCGTGCGTGGGAGGACTCTTTTTTCTGATTATTATGATTATAATATTCAAGTTTTTTGGATGGGACAACAAATGAGGACAATATATCACATGTTTCCTATGTGGGTATGGGAAGTGTTTATTCTGATCGGCATGATAGGGATGTTCTTTATCATGTGTATAATCGGATGGTTCATAATGGATTTATTTGGAGGAAATGAGAATGAACGAACTGACGACGGTAGCGCTTAAATGTCTTATTATGATTTTGGCCACAGCTATAACTACGGTCCTGATTCCGTATATCAAGAGCCGGATCGGGGAAGAGAAGTGGCAGAAGCTGCAGGACTATACTGCTTATGCCGTGAGGTATGCAGAGCAGATGTACACTCCGGATCAGTGGCAGGCCAAAAAGGAATATGTCTATAACTATGTCCTTCAGAAGGCCAACGACTTAGGGATAGGCTTAGATGAAAGGGACATAGATCTGCTGGTAGAAGGAGTAGTCAAACCTTATTAAGAGGGGGTGATTGGATGGGATATACAGATACTTCATTCCTGGCAAAGCTCAAACCGTATGTGATACAGGATATGCAGCAGACGGGGATCCTCAGTAGCTTAACAGCAGCACAGGCTTTTATAGAATCCAACAAGGGAAATTCAAAACTATCACAATCACCGAATAATAATCTCTTCGGTATCAAGGGCACCTATAACGGCCAGAGTGTCTGTATGAGGACGACAGAGTATTACAATGGGATAAAACAGAGTGTGATGGCCAACTTCAGGAAGTATCCGAGCTGGCAGGAGTCTATCAGTGATCACTCCGGCATGTTTCTCCGGATGGCCAGATATAAGAATCTCCGGGGCGAGACAGACTATGTTAAGGCCTGTAACAAGGTTCACCAGGACGGCTATGCTACGAGCCCAACGTACTCAACCACGCTCTTGAACTGTATCAATAAGTATTCCTTATATAAATGGGATTCTGAGGCCCTGAACAGGGTTATAGAGATGCAGCCCATTAAAACTGTTGCTGAATACTATCCGACGCTTAAGCTCGGTAGTAAGGGCGAACACGTTCTTTGCTGGCAGAAGTTCCTGAATCTCTCCGGCTTTTATTGCGGATTAGAGGATGGAGTGTTCGGGCGGAATACGCGCCTCGCGGTAATTGACTACCAGAAGAGCCGTGGACTCACGCCCGACGGTATTATAGGTCCGAAGACATGGAACTCGATCCCGGCCATAGCTGCCAAGACCAGAGTAGCTTAATCGATCTCTTTTTTACTATAAAGCATCTCCTATTAAAATGGGAGCCTGTCATTGTATCAGCAGTGGCAGGCTCTCTTTTTGTATCAATCATTATACTTTTTCGTGTCAACCGGCGTGGCAACCATCTTGATATCATTGTGTTTTTCGGCTATTATTGTAGTCAAAATGATATTATAGTAACCAGTTATAAAGCCAGTAAATATCTATATTTGGGAGAAAACCGCATAAAACAACCGTTTAGAGGCAATCCATCTGTAAAGAATTCAAGTCTCTTTTCCTGCACGCTAAAGAGTCCATAAATACGGGCTCTTTTCTTTTTCGTGTCAACCGGCGTGGCAACCATTTTGAAATCACTTAAAAACGGTGTTGAAATAATTGACGGTCTTAGAAGCGAATTCATCTTGCTTATCCGGGAAAGCATGAGCGTATATCTGTTGCAAGACAGCGACAGAACTCCATCCACCTTCCTGACGCACGTATTCATATGGTACGCCTAAGTAAAGGCGGATAGAGGCTCCATAGTGCCTTAATTTATGAAATGTAAAATACTGGTCGAAATTGGCCTTCACAAGGTCGGTGAAGTCTGTCGTGATCGTATCCGGCAATATGTCAGTGATTGATCCCTTCTTCTTAATAGCCTTGCATACGAAGGGCGGGACAGTCACATTCCTCATGCCGTCGTATGTTTTTGGGCTAAGAACTTCGAAGGTTCCGTCCGGATGCCGGACCATATTATGGCGGACGGTGATGATGCCGGTCTTAAGGTTGATGTCATCAAGTTCCATACCACATATCTCTCCACGTCTTAACATCCCGAACGCTGCCAACATGATCGGGATCTCGAGCTGCGTACCCTTGGAGAGATTCAGAAGCTTCTTAACGTCAGCATCATTCGGGATGTAGTCGAGATTCTTTTCCTTCTTTGGGAGAGTGGTCTTAAGCCTTAAAGAGGATCCGCTATATTCCAGGACGGCTGCAATAAAGCCGTGACGATTCCGGACAGTTTTTTGCTTCAAACTTTCAGATAGTTTATTAACGAGCTTTTGAACGTCCTGCTGGGTGATATCACAGACAGGCTTAGCACAAAAATCAGGGGCAGCATTTAAGAGGGTGCGCTTGATACTCAGATAGCTGGTATGAGAATAAGGGGCGATAGCGTTCTTCCTGGCCTCGATATACTCGGTCATAGCATCTTCGAAGGAAATAGTAGCCCCGTCGTTCTTAACGCCCTTATTGAGGCTCATAACGAATTCCGTGGCCATATATTCGGCCTGGGCTTTTGATGGGGCCGTAAAGCTTTTAAGGATCTTCTTACCGTTCTTATCCTTACCTACATAAGCTCTGACGCGGTACTGGCCAGAGGGAAGTATTTTAGCTGTAGCCATATGATCACCTCTCTTGAAATCGAGGCGGATGGTTGTTATAATGAAAATCAGTCAGAACACATCCGCTCGATGTGTGGCAGCCGGTCATTGTCCAGGATGATACGGCTGTCTTTTTATGTTCTAAAATTATTATGTTTAAATAGTTTTATTTCTGTAAGCTTGGATGGATCCATAAGTCGGTCACATAGTCCCCGATCTTATTATCAACAATCGCTCCGGAATATATCTTATCAATAACATCTTTCGGTACCGTGAACGATATAACTTTTGATTCTTCCCCGCTGGTCATATCAGCAACAGCCCAGTATTGTATTT